CTTAGCATTCTAGGATAAAGCATAGCCGACTTCTACCTGTGAAATCGGCTTATTTCAAAAGTATTGTAACCAATTTGTTTCAATTGCTATAGGTGGTCAATTCTTGACAGATTTCTTTATTTTTATCGTCGCCAGCACTTTTAGCATCAGATTTTGCTTCAGCTAAAATAGGTTTAAAGTTTTTAGATTTACTTAATTTCATTAAAGCACTTACTGCATCTTTTTCTTCAGGAAGATGTTCTTGTGCCAACTTGCTATAGCCTTGTTCAAAGCCATCTTTATTGTCGACTAACTTTGGGCAAATCTCTGAAAGTACATAAATCGCAGCCAGTTCTTGTTGAGTAACCGTCTGGTTTGGTGTGACTTCAATATTTTCATCTTTACTTTCATCAGCATGAGCGAAGGAAAAAGTTAAAGCAGTTAGTAAAGCTAATGATGTTGTTTTTAAAGAGGAAAATTTCATAAACAATAAACTCAAAAAAGATCAATCGACTTGAGCTTAGGTTAACCCGATTGAGCAGAAATGGAAGAGGGGAAATGTATATAAATGGTTGAAAGGATGAGGGAGATATGCATGTTGCTTTAGTCGGTTAAGTGCTTACGAATGACTTAATATAAAGCCATTCGTAAGCGTTTTAGAATTATGCTTGATATTCAGCAACATCCATACACACGGTGTGTTGCTCTTCTTTACTGGTTTCTTGAGCAGCTTTGCGTGTTTCTTGCAAAATTGATTTGTATTCTGGATCGGCTTGTAATTTATCTAAAGTCATCGATACGTCAGAATATTCTTTTAAGTACATTTTCGTGAGTGTCTGTACATTTGCATCGAGTTTGGCATTTTTACCAATAATAGCAGGACAGACTTCAGCCATAATTTGGGTAGATGCAATTTCTTCTTTTACAATGCTGTTGGCTTCTTCTTGGGTTAAGCCTTCGTTCGCACTGACTGCTTGAGCAAATAAAACTGCAAAACCCAACCCCAAAACACGACGAAATGATAAAGTTTTAATCATTGTAAGATACTCATTTAATGATAGATATTGTGCGCTAATATATATAATTTCACATATAATTCAATGAAATGTTCTAGTCAGTCACTTTTAAAAGCGAGTTTTTTGTGAATATTCTAATTGCAAATACACATTTGCTATTTAAGTTATTGATTATATTAAATTGTATTTATTTTATTGTTAATATTACCCGCTAAGTTACCCGTTTTTATAAAATCAATACTTAAAATAAAGCCTGCTAAGAGCAGGCTAAATCTTTCGGTTTAAATTCTTCAACTTTTCGCTTTACATAGGACTCATGCCAAAAGACATCTTTCTTATTGATCCGCACTGGTTGCTCAATCTCACCCAACTTCACTTTATTGTAAAATGCATCCTTTTTAATTGAAAGGAGTTGCATAAATTCTTTCGCTCGTACGCGACGATCAATATTCATCAAGTCATCTCCTTCAAGCTTTCTTCAACACTTTTGGTTGGGTTGAATGCTTCTTTAGCCCAAACTGCTTCAGCACCATCTTCTGTGAAATTTATCGACATTAAGAAGAATCCATGAGGTGGGATAGGATCCCATAAATTTAGATCCGTTTTATCAAGGATTTCTTCATACAAATCTTCAGATACATGCGCTTCCAAGTAGAACTTTACAGTCCCAATATTGAAGTAGCGTTTTAATTCTTTCCAGTCATCGCTACTGAGGATTTCATATGTGTCGAGTCCATTTTCGCGTAGATATTTAACCACTTCAGGGTGAGTCCAAGCACCAAATCTATTTCGCTCAACTTCAACAGGCATCAATTGATTAGTTTTTAGAATCATGCTGCACCTCTATATTTATTTTCATGTTTAAAGTTCGCCTCCACCAAAGCACGTGATAGTTGAGGGCAAACTGAATTGCCGACCATTCGTGTTTGTTCCGTTTTAGTTAGGCGAATTTCATTGCCATGCTCATCTATACCTTTCTCAAACACATATGAGTCAGGAAAACCTTGAGCTTTAAAAAGCTCAACCGGTTGAAGCATGCGAAAACCGATGTCCACAATTTGATATTGCTGTTGACCGACAGTGACCAGCCCGAAACGGTCACGTGTTGGGATTGTGCGCAGCGGCTCCCCAATTGAGTTCCCATCTTTTTCATTTCCATAGAATGCAGTGAGAAATGCGCGAACTTCAGCAAACTGATTTACTGTCGTCATCGTGTGGATCGGTTCACTAAGTTCCTGTCCAATGCAGTTGTTCTTCATCTTTGATAGGTGGCTTAAAATCAATGCATGATGTCCACCTTTGGTTTGAGCACAGATAGTTCTTAACGGCTCATCCACAGGCATCGATCTTTTATTTGAAGCATTCGCACACTCAGTTAAAACTGGTGCCATGCCATTAATAATGAACGGATCTGGATTATCAAAAACAAACTTCTTAAGTCCACCTGCAATACGTTCAAGTGTTGCAGTTGCAAGCGGGCGCGTACGTGTGAAGATGCTAGGGCATTCAATTGACCAATCAATGCATTCAGCAGCAGTGCGCCATGGTTGCAATTTCCCTTTTTGCACCTGGATAGAATCAGGGCTACCGTGTGTAGGTGCTGGCCATTGGATGGGCAAACCATCGCGACGAGCAATCAAAAAGAAACGCTTGCGAATAGTAGGTGAGCCATAATCACACGCACGCAACTCACGATAATCAACTTCATAACCTTGATTCTTTAACGCATTCACAAATGATTTGAATGTTCGACCTTTATTAATAGGGCAGGGTTTGCCATCCGCACTTAATTCACCCCAAGTTTTAAATTCTTCAACATTCTCAAGCATGATTACTCGAGGGTGAACTTTGGCAGCCCAACGAAGTGCAACCCAAGCTAAACCGCGAATTTTCTTTTCAACTGGCTTACCACCTTTAGCTTTAGAAAAGTGTTTGCAATCAGGTGATAGCCAAACAAGCCCTACAGGTTGATTGCCAGTTACTTCGATTGGATCAATGTCCCAAAGACACCAGTCTTTAATCGACCAAGTGAGCTGGAGTATTTAGAGCGTAATGCAGATGGTGCTGGACGATCTATTTGGCAGTGTGCACAACGTGCTACACGATTGGTCAATAAGAATTACCGCTGTGGAGTTTATGTAGACTATCCAGCAGTTGCACCAAGCAAAAACAAGGAAGAGGAAAAGACAAAAGGTGCTTTTCCGATGATTCATATTATCAAGGCAGCAGCTATCAAGGATTGGGATTACATCATTGTGGGCAACCAGAAGAAGCTGAGCTTCGTGAAGCTGCTTGAGACTGTGAAAACTCGCAACGGTTTTGCTGTTGAGACCAAGGATCAATATCGCATCTTAGCCTTAGAAGAAACAACCAGTGGTCATGTCTATACGGTACAGATCCATACAAAGAATGATAAGGGCGAGTGGATAGAAGGGGAGAAATTCACCCCTAAAGACTACCATGGTATGCCATGGGACTATATTCCTTTTACCTTTTGTGGTGCCATGGACAATTCTGACGAGATAGGCACTGCGCCAGTTTATGAATTGGCAGTGCTGGAACTTTCTTACTATGTCAGCACTGCCGATGTTGAGGAGTCAGCATTTATTGTAGGTCAGCCAACTTTATGCTTCCCAAACATTTCAACCGAACAGTACAAGATGGTGAAAGAATCAGGTGCTAGTGTCGGTAGTCGTTCTGGTATTCCAACAGATGCCAAGATGGTCCAAGCTGAAAAGAATGGATTGGCTTATGAGCGAATGAATGACAAGTGGAATCAAATGAAAGAGTTAGGTGCACGCTTAATCGAGGTGGGTTCAGCGAATAAAACAGCCACTCAAGCTGATAACGATAGTTCGATTCAACATTCCGTTTTGTCATTAGTTGTGGCGAACATCTCAGAAGCATTTACTAATGCATTACGCTGGTGTGCGAAATTCGTGATGCCAGATCATGATTTCAAGGTGAATGAACTCAGCTTTACGATCGCACAAGACTTCAACAAGCCTAAATATGATCCTGTCCGCTCTCGTTTGATTTATGAGGCATGCTTGAATGGAAGTATCCCTTGGTATGTTTGGTATCACTACGAGCAAACAGGCACGCTTCCTGAAGACAAGTGGGAAGATGTGGTGAAGAAACTTGAACAGCAAACAGATGGTGGGATGAATAATCCGCCTGATGATGGTGAGGATGAATGATGGAATGGATAAACTGTAAGGAAAGAATGCCTAAGATTATTCCGTTTGATAAGGGCGGTATTGTTGGCGCTAGTGAGTCAGTCTTAACTGTAGATATTAATTCCGATGAAGATCCAGAAGTTCAGTATTTAAGGAAGGGCGGCCGTGGTGATTTAACGACTGAATATTGGTCTGGCCACACACCAAATGCGACACATTGGATGCCAATCCCAAAGCTTAAGAAATAGGTATATAGCATGAACACTTCAGCGCAGAAAGCCTTAGTTGATGCGCTGAGCCAACATTCAGCGTATCTGTATCGAGCATCGTCTCAAGTGGTTAATGAGCTGACAGCGGCATTTAACAAGCTGTCTGATGCGCAATTGATGCGACTTAGTGAGCTTTTGGGTGAGCTGTCGGAGTCAGAGCGGAAAGCACTGCAAAGTATCAACTTTTCAAGCAAGAGCAAGACCAGTAAAAATATCGAAGAGATTCGAGCCATTCTGAATGAGTGGTTCAAATCTTTAGATGTGGAATTGTTTGAGCAGTTCGATAAATCTGCTTTGCAATTGGCGGTCTATGAAGCCTCATATTCTGCAAAGTTGGTTGCTGGATCTGCGGCAGTCGTTAATGCGGAAAAAATCTACAAAACCGTAAGAAGCACGCCATTTGCTGGCGGTCAGTTGGTTGAATACCTGTTTGCTGATATTGCTGCTTCACTCAGAAAGAAAGTGGAATACGTCATTCGTGATGGTATTTCACAAGGGCAGACCAATCAGCAGATTATTCAGCGCATTAAAGGGCGCAAGGCGAATGATTACAAGGATGGATTGCTTGAATCAAGCCGAAGTTCGATTGAACGTCAGGTCAGAACCGCCAGAAGCCATATCAGCAATGCGACTTACATTGATACATACAAAGCACTTGGTTATGACTATGTGAAAGTTGTGGCTACTCTTGATGGTCGTACATGTAAATATTGCGCTTCAATTGATGGGACTGTATACGCAATTGATGATCCAAAACGACCACGCTTTCCAGTTCATCCACATAACCGCACAACTTATGCACCATGTGATAAGGATGGAAATGTTGCAGGTTTAAGACCATTTGTGGCTGATGAGCGAAAGGTTAAAGATATTCCAAAAGATCAGCGTGACGGCATTATTGGTCAGGTTGATGCAAACACATCGTTTAAGAATTGGTTTGATGATCAGGATGAATCATTTCAACAGCAGTGGCTGGGTAAATCAAAGTTTGAGTTGTACCAAAAAGGTGAATACAGCTTGGATAAGTTTGCTGATCCGTTGAATAAGCGGGGGTATACGCTGGAAGAATTGAAGGTGATGGATGAAAAGACATTTGAGGCGGTGGGGTTATGATTAGAGAATAATATCTAGCTTTTAAATAGGATTGAAGTAATATTCTTTAAAAATATTTAAGCTAGATATGCAAGATGTCATCAGAAAAACTTTCCAAAAAGATAGAAACTAAAGATTGGGTCTACCTTTTTATAATTTCATTATTTCTGCAATTTATCATTTACTATTTCTCATTCATTTATGGTGGAAGTGTTAAAGCACTTGGTTATGTATCCTTTGCGGGAACATTGATCTCGATACTCTTAGCTATCATTGCAATTGGTTACACATATGGTGAATCAATTAAGCAAAAAACGTCTAGTGACCAATTATTGGTAGAAATTGCTGGGTTGAGGGATATTAAGGATAAGCTAGCTGGTCAGGTAGACATACTTGAGAATATCTCAGCAATCAAATCAGTCGTAGAAGATACAAAAAATGCTGTAAATAGATTTGATGTTTCCAAGGAGCTCGAGAAGTTCCAACTTCAACTCAAGAATACGGAAAACTCAACATTACCAGCTAACATTGAGTTAGATAAAATAGAGCAAATAATAATGGGGTTTAAAGGGGTATGTGATAGTCACATTTTTGAAATAATGGATGTAATTGAAAATTCTGGTGTAGAAAAAATTGAAGAAATTGTTTTTCATTTAGTGGAAAAAGATGTTGGATCAAAAGAATGGCTAATATTAGCCAATCTATATATAGCTATTTACCACATGTGTGAAAGTGTGGGAATTTTTAAGGGCATGTATATACAAGATGGCATCAAGGATATTTATATCAAAAAATATCCTAGAGATTTTAAAAATGTAGTTGAAAGCAGCCATTTTGGAATGCTAATTAAAAAGATTCTTTATTGATACAATAAACCCAACCTAAAGAGCGCATATCCTTCATGTTTGATTTACAGGTATTTAACAAACAAACATACGTGTCGATGACAGAAACCGTGGCACAAGATGTTTTGAAGTTTAACGAAGCCTCACAAGGCACTATTGTTTTACTGAACGAACCATTTAATGGTGATTTTGACTTAAAGGCTTCATTCAAAGCCATTCAAGGTATTGTGCGACGTCGTAATGCACATGGTTCCGGTACTGTTGCAGCAAAACGCCTTGAGCAGTTGCTTGATGTGGCAGTTAAAGTTGCAGCCGGCACACCACCGATTGAGTATGAAGAACAGCAATACCGCTGGGTGCTTCAGAATCCAGAATTGGCAGCATTAACAATTGGTGAGCAATTAGGCAAAGCTAAGATTGCTGACATGTTGAATGCAGGTATTTTGGGTGCAAGTTCTGCCATCGGTGGCAATACTGATGCGGTCGAAGGTGATGGTACGGGTGATGCAACTTTTCGCTTGTTAAACAATGGTGCTAAACGTATGGGTGACCGTTCGGGCTCTTTGCGTGCTTGGATTACTCACTCAACCACAATGCACAACCTATACGACAATGCATTGGCGAACACTGAGCGTCTGTTTAATTATGATGGTGTGAACGTTATTCGTGACCCATTTGGTCGATTATTCGTGATTACTGATGCACCTGCGCTAATTGGCGATAATGCTGGTACAGCGTTCTACAACTCACTTGGTCTTGTTGAAGAGGCTATTGTAATTAAAGACAACAATGACTTTAACGCGGTTTTGGTTCCTGCAACTGGTGGTGAAAACATCAAGTATACCTATCAGGCTGAATGGTCTTACGGTGTTGGTGTTAAAGGTTATGCATGGGACCAAGCATCTGGCGGAAAATCACCAACAGATGCGGCAATCGGCACAGCAACCAACTGGGATTTGACAGCATCATCAATCAAAGACACTGCTGGTGTTTTGGTGAAGTCGAAGTAATGAAGTGGCCCCGAAAGGGGCTTTCTTTTTGGGAAAATTAAGATGAAAGAAAAAACAAAGAAGCTTTACTTTACAAACGACTTTAGCCCTAAAAATGTAAAAAAATTACAGGGTGAAGGTTGGATTCTTCGAAATGCCAACTTAGCAAAAAATGATTCGTTTGCTGAGCAGGCTGATGAATATGGTGGTGATGTTCCCAACCACTACAAAATCAAAGATCAAAACATCACCGTGACTATTTCGGCTGAAACATCACCTGAATTGCAGAAAACCTTTGATGATGCAAAGGCTGAATGTGAAAAAGTTCAGGCTGAAAATGACGACCTTAACCCAAGGCTTTTTTGAGGACAAAATGAAAATACAAACCGAATATGGTGAGGTGCATGTATTAACAAATTGCCCTCTGCTTGAATCTACAGAACAGCTTGAGTTCTTAACTGAAGTGCATGAATCCTTTGATGGTAGTGAAGAGCGCAATGCTTTACGTGATGCACCGCGTCAGATCCTCAGCTTTAAGTATGTGCAAATGCAGAAGGCCATGGGCGATATGTTCCATATGCTGTATGCAAATTTACGCAAGTATTGGGGCATTCCGCTGCGACAGGTGAAGCGAAGCATTCTAGATATTGCCGATGATGATTTCATTATTCTGGACACCACAAGCACTCAAGCCGACTTAAACGTCGGTTTTGCTTTTATAGAGAGTAGTGAAGGTGTTCAGGTGGTCGAAATTACTGAGATTGGGCGCTATGTGCTGGATGCAGAAGAACTGCCTGTTTATCAGGATGGCTTTCGACTTTCAGCAAATATCACAGCAACCAATGCAGTGATGATGCCTTTGCGGATCTGCATTATCGATGGCGATGCCTCGATTAATGCGGGTGGTTTCTGGTCCAATGCTTCAGTGGTCTTTCGTGTGATTGCTGAAGACTTACCTGAACATGATGGAGATGTGCCAACGCAGTACTTGGGTGATGACGTTTACTTCAAACCTTTGGTTTTGGATGGTGATTCTTTAGAGATGACCTTGACCCAGCAGCAAAGCATTGTTGATGGCAGCATTGGTGGATTTCAGCAATTTACCCATCATGCCAAACCGCGCTACATGAAGCCATTTAAGTCGGTGTTGAAAGACTGGCCAGCGTTCCATGAATACCGACGTTTTGTGTTTCGACGTATGGGGCGCTTAAAAGCCTTTTGGATGCCGTTGTATGAAAAGCATCTGCACATCACCAATACAGGCACGGTCTATAACGTATTGAATACAGATACCGCATATTTCTTGGAAGCTGACCGAAAGCATATTGCAGTCAAGATCAATGATGTCTGGACCGCACATGCGATTACAGCCAAAACAGCAACCACATTGACAGTTTCACCTGCTTTGAATGTGCCAGTGAGTAGTATTCAAAAGGTGTGCTATTTGGGTCTACATCGCTTTGATGCAGATCAAATTGAATTTCAATTTCTAGGTGCAGGTAAAACCCAAGTCACCATACCCATTGTGGAGTTATCTTCATGAAAACACGTGTAGAGCTGTATCAGCTTAAACATGGTGATACTGCTTGGTACTTTACCAGCTACCGAAAGGCTATAACCCATAACAGCATTGAATATCTGCCTGTACGCGGCTTGCAGCGCACATCAATTGAAGATGAAAGCATTGATAAATGTGATACCGAAGTGACCTTTCCGCAAATGAGCTTGCTCAATGCAGAAGGGGATGACCTGAAGGCAGTATTCATCAATAAGATCTTCTATGGTGGGGTGACTATCACCATTTTAGAACTATTGAACAATGAAACCTTGGTCCTGCATAAAGGTCGAGTAACTCAGCCCAAGTTTGACGAATCTGCCGACACCATGACCTTGGTTTGTGAAACAGGGGAATCCTATTTAAACAGAAATATCCTGGTGCGGAAGTTTCAGGCCACGTGTCCAAATAACATTTATGACCGCTTCTGCGGTCTTTCTTTTGAGCAATGGTCCTTTGATGTCACGATTACTGCAATTAGCGGGTTGAATATTTCATTCACGGTTAATCCGACTCAAGTGTTGGATGAAAATGGTGCTCCTGTAGTGGATGAGTTTGATCAGCCCGTAATGGAGACCAAAACCTATGCCGCAGGATATTTAGATCTTGGGCTTTTACTGAAAGACGGTGTGCATACCTTGATCAGCACAGGATCAGGCACAGGTGCCAAGCTGTTTCGGCAGCATGTCGGTTTACAAGTGGGTGATGTAGTTCGAGTTGCACCAGGATGTGATCAGTCTTTAAAAACCTGTCATGAAAAATTTGCAAACAATCTACGTTTTGCAGGGCATCTATTTATTCCGAATGAAAACCCTACTGTGGTTGGATTAATCAAGTGAGAGAACTATGCCATTACTGATTATTGCGGCTGTAATTTCTCTTGCAGTCGGGGTGTGGAATTACATTCAAATGCGCAAGCAAATGAAGAAGAATCAGCAAAAAGCCAATCAACTGGATGGCACCATTGCTGATGAAGGCACTTCATTTTCTGACATTGCAGGCAGTCCGCATATGTACGGAAATATGACGCATATTTGGGGACAGCGGACTTCAGCGATTAAATCAAAGTCGGGTAAGAAATGAAAATCTATATGTCGGATTTACGCAAAACTGGAATGTGTGCTCGCGGATCGCGGGCATTTTTTTTGTCTCAAGGTTGGGATTGGAAAGACTTTCTCGAAAATGGGATTGATCTAGAGATTGTTGAAAATACCAATGATGCAATGGCACAGCAAGTTGTGGAGAGTGTGAAAAATGGGCGGGAGCAGTAAACAAGTTACAGGCTACAAATACTTTGCCAATTTTCTTTTGTTCATCGGAAATGGGCACATGTATGTCTTATGAGAAAAAGCGGATTAGTGATGTGTTTCATTAATGGTGTAAAAAAAGCACAAGTAAGTGCTGCGATTAACTTGGTTGACTGGCTTCGAGTTGGCGGTGGTGGTATTGCTGATAGATCATTTAATGTATACATCAATAGCTTCCGAGTGACGAAAGCAGCCCGCTATTCTGAAACAGGATTTACAGTACCTACTGAAAAATTTCCGACTTCATAACTGTTCAATTTATACAGCACCCAACAGGGTGTTTTTTTATGTCAAAAAATAGGGGGTAGATGTGTCTGATAGCCAGCAATTCATTGATGCATCAGCTGCGATTGCGACAAGTAAAGCGGCTACATACGTAGGATCAGGCACTGCGGGTTTATCCGCTTGGCTGGGGTCCATTGATTGGGGGTTCTGGGTCAGTATCAGCATTGCATTGGCAGGCTTGGTCATGAACTGGTATTTCGCCAAGAAGAAAGATAAACGCGAAGAAATTGCAAACAAGGCATATCTGGAGAGCCTTGAAGGAAAATGTGATGTCGAAGACTAAGTATTGGGTGATGGGATTAGCAGCTTCGGCTGCTTTTTTTGTGAACTTAGAAAGTAAAGAGGGCAATGTTCCTGTCCCTTATAAAGACAGTGGCGGGGTGGTAACTCAAGGCATTGGATCCACCACCAAACCTGATGGCACCAAGATCAAAATGACAGATCCACCAATCACTCGAAAAACAGCACAGGAATGGGCAAAAGCGCATGTGGTCAAAGATGAAATTGCATTCCGAAAATCTATGCCTGGTGTGATGTTGTCACAGGCTGAATATGACGTATATCTCGACTTTACCTACAACTTCGGCCAAGCAAATTGGAATCAATCCTCCATGCTTCGCAACTTAAAAGCGGGGCAGTACGTGCAAGCCTGCAAGTCGCTCTTGAAGTGGAAGTACGTTGCCAAGAAAGACTGCAGTATTCGATCTAACAATTGTTATGGCGTTTGGGCTCGTCAGCAAGAGCGTTATCAAAAATGTATGGGGGCGCAGTAGATGCCAATACTTATAGTCTTATGGAAACTCAGATACTGGATCGCAATAGCGATCTTTTTTGTTTTATGGGTCTGCCAACTGGTCTACAGCAATCACTTGGCTGGGCAATTAAAGGATGCCGATTCAAAGTGCATAGCCAAAGTACAAGAGATTGAGCAAAAGCACCTAAAAGCCTTGGCAGCCAAGCAAGATCAAATCAACAAAGTGAGCTCAGATTATGAAACTGAAAAATCAAAGCAACGTGTCAAAGTCGAAACGGTTACACGTGAAGTGCAAAAGATCATTGATCGTCCTGTGTATCAGCAGCATTGTTTTGATGATGATGGGGTGTCAGCAATCAACTCACTTATCGGCAACGATACCAGCGAACCTCCTTGAGCCTTGTGCGGATTTGCAAAAGCTAGAGTCTGGACAGGGTAAAGAAGTATTGCTTTGGTCTATTGATACAGTCGCTAAATACAATGACTGCAAGGCGAAGCATGGTGCTATTGTGGAAGCCCTCAAGTGAGGGCTTTCAATTAGTGGACTCGTTACAACATATAGATTCTCAAATTATTCCATTAATACATAGCTTTTATATCTTGATTTTAAATTTGGATCCCAGCGTTCTACGTCACGATATACTTTCTTTTTACTACTTAGGCAGCTAACTTTGCTATCATAATTAACATTGAAAAAACAATGAGGAAAGTATAAATCTAAAATTTCTCCGCATTGTTGTTCTAGCTTCCATGCATACCAGCAATCCGCACCTTCAGCGCATGGATTCTCAATTTTAGGATCAATTTTAGGTGTGAAATCTGGATTTTTCCTGCCATGGAAGCAGTCATCTAGTAGGTTGTAGTAATAGTTATATGCTTGATTTTTTTCATCCTGAGACAATTCATAGAGGTAGCGTCTTTGGATTTTTACCCTAGATTCTCTGTCCAGATTTTGTTTAATATTCGAAATAATACGTCTCTTGTCTTTTTTAGAAATTTTATCCCATTTCTTATTTAACTCTGAAAATTGCTCTTGTGGAGATAGGGTCTCATCTACGGTTCTCGCTTGATGAAATTCTGTAAAATCCTTTTTTACATCAAGTGTTAAGACATAATATGTCAGAACCACCAAAAGAATGAGAAGAATTAGTGCGTATATACTTCTTAATGAGTTCATTTTCTTGTTAAATTTAGAGTTTAAATTACTTTTTATTCTTAGGGCACTGCTTGCCATTTCCACCAGGCAAGCAGTCACATGCTTGTCCATCGCCATCACGATCTAGACTTTTCCAGCCCGTTAGCCCTGATTTTTTGCGCTGTTCATACCAATCTTGAGCCTGTTTCTGGGTGTTAAAGTCAGCACATTTCTTGGCATATACTTGTAAAGCAGTTAGTCCTAAAACCAAAAAAAGTAAAATTTTCATAAATTATTTTAAAGCCATAAAATTAGCTGAAGTTTAGCAATATAGAATAATGTTGCTCAATGGATTTAGCTATAAATTATTAGATATCAGTCTAATTAAAAAAATAATGACTATACGAAATAAGTAGTGTATTTAATAAATCAACTCCACACCTCACTCAAAACCACATAATTATTCTTCAAACCCAAAGACCAACCAGACTCTTTATAAAATGGCTCACCATTTTTGATAGTGTGTTCAGTATAAACATTTTTACTTTTGTGCCATGGTGTCTGTCATATCTCTGGCGATTGCAACGCTTCCTTGCACATGACCATCATTATCCTTAACTAATGAAAAACTCATTTGTACGTAGAGCCTTTTCTCTGCATTTTTGTGAATTGCTCGAGTCAAGGTTGGTTTTCCAGAAAGTCTAAGATTTCCATTTTCTACGGCTAGATTAAAGCCATGCCAATGAGCCTTTCGAGCACGCTCCGGAATGATTAGATCAAGACTTTGCCCGAGTGCCTCAACTTTAGAGAATCCAAATAATTGACTAGCGGCATTATTCCAGCGCTGGATGTTGCCATCTTTGTCGGCATAAATCACCGCATCACTAGTTTGCTCTAAAATAAGTTCGCCAAGTTCATTGTTGTTCATCATGTGATTCCTTCTGATACAAAATTTTATTACTTAATAGTTGTTTTACATTCGATTGATATAGGGGGATAAGA